GACATCAGACAGTTGGCTGTCCAAAAACACAAGACCACTTACATTACTTTACTTAACATTTATGACCACTTTGTTTGTTGTTTTAGATAGTAGTGATAGCCCTTTTAAAGTAGGTAGTGAATGGGTAGAACTTCTTAAAACACTTTTAGTTACAGTTTATGTTGCATATTTTGGCAGCAGAGGTTTTGAAAAATACAAAAAAATCACTAAATAATATATAGTTATATATATATATATATAGTTATATATAATATTGATATATAGTATTAACAAGTATATAACATATAACTACTATATAACATCTACTATAAATAGCATATAACTACAAATAAAAACTACTATATAATAGTTACTATATATGTGTTTAAAAGTATATTTTTAGATGTTTAGAAGTAGGCTTATCTTTGGCATATGATAGAGAACATATTAGCAGAACAAACAACAGACAATCAGAAGATAGACAAGCTACTAGAATTAGATTGTAATATGTACACAAATTTAGGAAGCGACAGCACAAAGACCGAGAAGCAAGAAGTAAAGCGTATGTCAAGAAAAATATACAAAGCTATTCAAGGCATTAACGAGCCTGTTGGTAAGTCTTTACTACAAGCTATGGACAAATGACTAGAGGCAAAATAGTAAAGAAGCTAGATAGTGTGTTCAGCCTATACATCCGCAATAGATTTGCAAACAATGGTAAAGCTGAATGTTTTACTTGTGGCAAAGTAGATGATGTAAGTAGATTACACGCAGGACACTTTATGAGCCGTAAACACTATGCAACTAGATGGTGTTCTATAAACGTACAGGTACAATGCCCTAAATGCAATTTATTTGGTCAAGGAGAACAGTACACCTTTGGGCTTAATTTAGACAAAGAGTATGGAGAAGGCACAGCAGAAAAGTTACAACAAAAAGCTAGGGGTTTAGTAAAACTCTCTAATGATGACCTAAATGAGTTGATTGAAAAGTTTAAAGTATAACCTGCGCTTGTAGGTTAGTTTCTCTATATGTTTGTTTGAAAAAGGGTTGGTTTAATTACTGACCCTTTTTTATTAAAATATTTTTTGTAGCTTTGGCATATGACATATAAAGATGACTTATTACGGTTAAGAGAGCAAGAAGCCGTAGCCCTTCGAAAAAAAGTAGAGGAGTTAGAAGCTAAAATAGAGATACTCACACAACAAATAATGACAAATGATATATACTAGTAAAGTAAATACAGTAGTAAAAGGCGAAAGTTTTAAACTACCTGACGGAGTTACTATGAATAAATACACAGTAACATTTGCTAATGGACACAACCCTAATGTTTATTCTCCTAAAGAATTGACATTTAGTGAAGGAGATGAAGTTGAGTATGATTTAGACCAAAATAAAAACAAGGCTAAAATACTTGGTAAGAAAAGCAGCGTACCAACTGCTCCTAAAGGAAACTATTCTAACCCTAAAGATGATGTACAGCGATACATTATAAGACAAAGCAGTTTAAATAGAGCAACTGACTTGTATGCAGGGAAAGAAATAAACACAACAGAAATAATTAATTTAGCACGTACATTTGAGAACTACGTGTTTAACGGATAAAAATAAATATTATGACTAAAACTTGGGTAGACGGATTGAGAATATTCGACAACAAACAGGAATGGATAGTTTGCGACATTAAAATAAATGCAGACGAGATGATAAATTGGATTAACCAAAATAGAGCAAACGTCAATGAACGTGGTTCTATTCCAATTACGATAGCTAAAAGTGAGAAAGGATTGTACTCAATGCTTAACACTTATGAAGTACAGAAGTCAAAGGAAGTAACAACAGCACAACACTCTCCTGACCGAGAAGCAGACTTGCCTTTCTAATGCTTATACAGCTAGATAAACAATTAAAGAAGTTGGATGAATATCGAGCAGGGACTTTAAAAACAGGTCTTAAACTCGGTATTCCTCGACTTGATAACCATATGCGTTTTAAATATTCTAGTCTAAATATTGTACTAGGACACGCAAACGTTGGAAAAACATCAGTACTACTTTACTTGATGACACTATATTCAATTAAACACGATATAAAGTGGTTAGTGTTTAGTAGCGAAAACGAATGTTATACTCTTTATCGTAAGATATTAGAGTTTTTAGAAGGTCAAGTTTTTAATAAGATAGAAGAAAGCGTTTACAAGGAACGTATAAAGTGGATTGACGAGCATTTTAAGTTTGTAGATGCTTCTAAAATATACACTTACAAATCACTACTAGATTTAGCACAGCACGTTAAAAAGGCTTGGGATTATCAAGGGTTTATTATTGACCCTTGGAATAGTTTAGCAAAAGATAAAGAGAAACTAAAAGGCTCATCTTCATATGAATATAATTATGAAGCATTATCAGACGTTAGGATTTTTTGCAAAGACAATGAAATTTCAACCTATATATGCGCTCACGCTGCAACAGAAGCATTAAGACAGAAACACCCTAAAGGACATTACTATGAAGGGCATCCTATTCCACCTAGTGCGGCATCAATAGAATTTGGCGGTATGTTCGTGAACCGTTGTGATAATTTTTTTACGGTACACAGGTACTTGTACAGTCCTAGCGATTGGATGTACTCACACATTCACGTTAAAAAATGCAAGGATATTGACACTGGAGGAAAGTGTACAGCACTTGAAGACCCAATAAGATTAGAAAGCGTAAAGAATAACGTAGGCTTTAACATAGAGGGTAAGAACCCTATACAATATCCAAAACGTGAGCAAATAGAATTACTGTGAATTTTGACAATACATACAGACCTTTGCCTAAAAGCCTTACTATTAAAAAGTCAGGTGTGGATGGTTTAGGTTTGTTTGCTATTGATGATATAAAGATAAGCACAGAACTAGGCATCACGCACATAGACCTTTGGCTTACTTGGATAAGAACACCGCTAGGAGGTTTTATAAACCATTCTACACATCCAAATTGTTACATAAAAGAAATTGTAAAACAAGACAAAAAGTGTAGAGTGCTATATACTTTGCGAGATATAAATAAAGACGAAGAACTTACAGTATATTACAAGATAAAAGAGTATATTAACTAATAAACAACCACATTGATAACCGACATACTAACAAGCAAACACAATAAATGGATAAGCTACTGTCGTAGTTGGGGGTGCAATCCTGACACTAGCGAGGACTTGGTACAAGAGATGTATCTTAAACTATTAGTACTTATACAAAACGGAATAGATATCTCGTATAAAGACGATATAAACGACTATTATATTTATAAGGTGCTTCGTAGTATGTTTTTAGATTTATGTCGTAAGGAGCAGCGTACACAAGTTGTAGACCTAACAGACGACTACATAAAATACTTAATAGAAGAAAAGACAAAGGTAGAGTTAGAAGATGAAAAGATATTTGAAGAAGCCTTTGACAAAGTAAACCAAGCACTAAACGAGATGCATTGGTACGACAAAAAGGTATTTGAACTTGTACAGGACACTAACAACATATCTGCATTATCTAGGGAAACCAACATAGAGTACAGAAGCCTTTACAATACCTATCAGAAAGTTAAACGCAAAATAAAAGATAAGCTATGAGATTAGGAGATTTAGTATATTACATTACAAAGTACACAGGGATAAGATATGTTTACAAAAAGATATATCCTGACTGTGGGTGTGATGAACGTAGAAAGAAGTGGAACGATATAGAATTATAATATGCCAAAAGGAAGAATGACAAAAGAGCAAAGGCAGAAATGGAAGCCTTATTCTAAAATTTTAGAAGGTAATATAACTAAAGAACATTACAAAACTATTTGTGAACTGCACGCTGATTTATATGCACACCCTTATGAAGAACCTTGTTCTTGCAGCCCAACAAAAATTAAGAGTTGGATAGTACAAATTGACGAGGTATATGAAGCTAGAGACAATACATAATTTTGAAAAAGCCCTAGTTACTGCTCTTAATCTAGATGGATGGAGATTAGTACATACAGGCGATACTATGCTACCATACGATGCACAGGGTATTACTCCTAAAGAATTAAAGTGTGTTATCGAAATGAAGTTTAGAGATAAGTACTATGAAACCAAAATACTAGAGGTTGGTAAGTATAACAATCTTATGAAGATGGATAGCGACATACAGAAGTTTTACTTTGTAAATGACCCTAAAGGAAACTATATGTTTTGGCTAAATGACCTAAAGGATTTAAAGCCTGAAGAACTGTATTGTCCTAAAACTACAATGTGGAACACCAACAAACAAAATAAAAGTGTATATTTGTTACAAGAGAAACAAGCTATAATAACAAACATATATGATAAAAACGACATATCCTGAATATATAAATGAAGTAGCAGAGCATCTTGGTAGATTAAGAAACGAAAGTAATTCTAAATTAAAAGAAAACAATCCAAGATATAAGCGAGGAGATTTAGATTTATATGTTGATGTTTTAGGAATTAAAGGGGAACTTATAGTGTCAAATTATTTACATAATAAAAACATAAACCATAAGCTGAATACTTTATTAGATGATAAACCTGTTTGCGATTGGGATATTAAAATAGAAAATAAAACTTATGACGTAAAAAGTTTAGGTTATAAAAGGCAAAATTTATTAGTTAATGAAGAAGCGCATAGAAAAAAGAAAATGGATTACTATGCTTTTGTTATGCCTTTTGATAAAAATAAAGCATATATTTGGAAGTATAGTTATAAACAAGTTTGTGATTGGGAAGTAAAGTTTTTTGGTTACACTAATGCCTATTGTAAAAAAGTAAGTTATGAATAATAAAGATTTTATTGCTATGAGTTGGGAAGAACGCATAGACTATTTTAGAGGTGTGGGGTTAAGAACTACATTTAATATTGCTATGGATGATGACCATCCTTTATGCATAGATGCAAACGATTACCTAGACGAAAAGAATGAATAAGAAACGAGCAAGTCAATCAGCAAGAATACAAGAACTAGAACAGCACGTAGTAAAGCTGTATATGATACTAGAACAAGTAGTACAACAGCTAAAAGAGAAAGATGAACAGGGAACTACTAAAACTTAAATTTCAAGGCGATTTTACAGCAGCTTCACACATTATACAGAAGTGGTTAGAAAAAAGCCCTGACAATAAAGAACTGAAGCACGTAACGGAATATTTAACAAACTCCTATATTTATGCCACAGCTTGTGAGATGCAAATAAAAGAAGCCAACGCAATCATAAACAGATTAAGAGAGAAGCGAGATAAGTATAAAGACCTTGCAGACGATTATAAAGAACTATACGAGAAACTACAAGAGAAAACATTATAACAAACAGAGAAACTATGATAACATTACTAAACGGAGAGAAGTGGGATAGGAAAGAGTTACTTGCTAAAATGGATGATGATAGCTTTTACTATGGTCATTTAGGTAAACACGCATTAAGTAGCAGTAGTATTAAATTGTTACAGACAAGCCCAAAGAAATATCATTACATTACAAAGTACAGCAAGAATGAAACATCTCCTGCTTTACGTGCAGGGCATCTATTCCACACAGCTATACTAGAGCCTGAAAAATACAGCGAGATAAAATTTATAGACGTACAAAGTAGAAACGCTAAAAAGTTTAAGGAAGCAGTAGAGGAGTATGGCGAATGCTTTACAGCAAAAGAGCGTAGCGAAAACGAAAGGTTAATAGATGCTTTCTTTAAAAACGAACAAGCCTTACAACTTATTACGGATTGCCAAACAGAAGCACCTGCTATTGGTAATATAGATATGATGCCATTTAGAGGCAAAGCAGATGTATTAGGTAAGCAAGGTATAGTAGACTTAAAAACTACAACCGACATACGAGCATTCCCCTATTCAGCTAAAAAATACGGTTATGATATTCAAGTTTATATATACTGCCAATTATTTAACATACCTTACACAGAGTTTACGTTTATAGCTTTAGACAAAGGCACGTTAGACATAGCGATATACGATGTATCAGAGGACTTCTATTTAGAGGGAGAACGCAAGACACTTGAAGCAATAGACAGATACAGAATGTTCTTTATAGAAGATGCAGACCTAAACAGTTACACATTAAGAGGTACGCTATGATGAATATACATATATACACAAGAGACGAAAAAGCTAAAATAAAAATTAACAATACAGATTGGGTTTTTAAAAGCGAAAGAGGGAAAAAACTTGAGCAATCTGTTATTGAATTTAATAAAACATTTAAAGAGTATGCTCATTATTATTTAGGTACAGATTTAAATAATAAATACACTCAATCAAGTATTGATGAATTAGAGTGTACATTGCTTATTGACCATACTTTAACTAAAAAAGATTTCGAAGATAATATAGGATGGTATGTGGAAAAAAACATTGAGGAGTGTTATTTTTATCAAGATGAGTATAGGAATGTAATTTTAGACCACATTCATTCTAGTGATGATTTCAAAACGAAAAGATTTTGGGCTGAACATTATAACAATCTTCGTTTAGGTTCTTTGGATAGTTTTTTAAGAGATTTTTACTTTTATAGTAAAGTTAAAAAAAAGTTATACTCTCAAAACTATGTAGATTTAGTTAAATATGATGAATATATTATATATCAAGAAGAAACTGTAAAGAGGTTAATAACTAAAAAACCGAAAGTTAAAAAGGTTAAAAAAAATAATACTAAAAATAAAAAAACTTATATTCTTAAAGACAATAACACAGGTTACTATAAGATAGGCAAATCAGCAGACCCTCTAAATAGGGAAAAAACATTGCAGTCGGAAAAACCAACATATCAAATGATTAAAATTTTTAATAAAGATGTAGAATATGAATTGCATAAAAAATATAATAATCAAAGGCAAAGAGGGGAGTGGTTTGATTTAAATAAAACACAAGTTAAATACATATGCACACACTATTAGTATGAAACGATTTATAAGCGATATGGAAACCATACAACTAGCCATCAAGCTAGGAGATTATGAAGATGCATTAGAAATGCTACAAGAGGTTAAAGAAGAAATGATTATATTAGATGCTTTAAACTATGATACGTAAGACCACACTAATAAAAAGTTATGCCTACTTTAAGGGCGAACTACAAAGAGCATACGAAAACACAAATGAGAAACTAATAAACTATTATACAGATGAAATACAAAAACTTCTTACTAAATACTACACAAAGAAACAGGGAGAACATACAACACCTAAAAACTTTGATTGAGAAGCAAACAGGAAAAGACATAACAATAAACACTAGACACAGAGAAATAGTATTTGCTAGAAAGATATACTACAAGATACTAACCCTAACTACTAAAATGAGTTACAAGGCTATGGGGGGTACACTAGGGCAGACACACGCAACTGTGATACATTCCCTAAACAACTTTGATTGGGATTACGACCATAACCCTGCATTTAAAGAAGCATACGATAGAGTGTATAACTTGTACACTAAAAAGGGTACTGTTGCTACTGTTGAAACAATGGTGTACGAAAACAGAGTATTAGAAGGAAAGATAGTTGAACTAAAAGGTCAGATAGACGAACTAAGAAACGAGTTAAAAGAAACACGTAGAAACAATATAAGACCTAGAAACCAACAAGCAACTATATACAATGCTTCTGAAACAGTAATACCGTGAAAAAAGCTATATACATAATAGTAATTATATGGGCTACCTTTCTAACAATAGGAGCAATAGGTGGATTAATTAAAACAATAACAAACTTATGAAAATAAACCACACAAAAATATTAGCTTGGATAGTAATAGGAATAATGACAATATCTATTTGGAATAGCATATATAATTTAGTGTTTTAAAAAAGTAAACTAATTACGTTATACTAATATGTATAATACTGAAGAAATAAGACTTGAAGCACTTAAAGCAATAGAAGATAACAACCTATTGTTTATAGGGGATATACCTGCTTATGTAGGCTTCTCCAAGCGTACTATCTATGACCATAAGCTGCACGAATGTAACGACATAAAAAGCGCATTGAATAAAAACCGTTCTGATATGAAAGTTAAGATGCGTAAGAAGTGGTACGAAAGCGATAACGCAACATTACAAATAGGACTAATGAAGCTGATTAGTGATGACGACGAAGCGCACAGATTGAATGGTACAAAGCGAGAGATAAAGCACGACACAAAACAAAAGAGTTTTAAGGTAGAAGTGATTGACCACAATACAAGTAAATAAAGTATATAACCATCTAACCAACTCTAATAGGAAGATAACATTAGAAGTTGGTGGAACAAGAAGCGGTAAGACATACAATGTCCTCCTGTGGATAATACTACACTACTGTCAACACAACGATAACAAGATTATAACTATATGCCGTAAGACATTCCCTGCATTAAGGGGTACTGTGATGCGAGATTTCCTAGAGATACTTAAAGGTATGGACTTATACGATGAGCAGCACCACAACAAAAGTAATCACGAGTATAAGCTAGATAGCAACCTTATAGAGTTTATATCATTAGACCAACCACAAAAGGTTAGAGGGCGCAAAAGGGATTTACTTTTTTGCAATGAGATGAATGAACTTGATAGAGAAGCATTCCAACAGTTAGCATTTAGAACAACAGAAAAGATTATAGGAGACTTAAACCCATCAGACGAATACCATTGGATATGGGAAAGACTAGAGCCAAGAGATGACGTAGAAATATATAGCACTACTTACCTAGACAATCCTTTTATAGACGATAGCATAAGAAGCGAGATAGAACTACTAAAAGACACAGACGAAAACTATTGGAGAATATATGGACTTGGACAAAGAGCAATTAGCAAAGCAACTATATTCAAATACACAGAGATTGACAGCATACCTGATGATGCACAGCTTGTGGCTTATGGGATGGACTTTGGATTTAACGACCCTACTACACTTGTTGCGACATACAAGAAAGACCACAACCTATACTTTAAAGAAATGCTATACAGGTCAAAGATGACCACAGAGGACATACACCAATATCTAAAAGGAGTAGAGGTATTAGGTATGACTTATGCAGATAGTGCAAGACCTGAAATAATAGAACAGTTGCGTAGATACGGACACAAGGTAATGAAGTCTTATAAGGGTGCTAATTCTGTACTAGCAGGAATAGACTTACTTAAAAGATACAAACTACACGTAACAAAGGATAGCGAGAATATGATTAAAGAGTTTAGAAACTACAAGTGGAAAGAAGATAGAGCAGGTAGGATGACAAATATTCCACAGGATGATTTCAACCACACGATTGATGCTGCCAGATATTCTTGTTACTCTATACTTAGCAGACCTAACTTCGGTAAGTACTACATTCATTAAGAAAAGTTATTTACAATTTGGTTAATAACTAAATAGTTTATATATTAGCATCATAATTAAAAACAAACATATGAAACGTAAGATAGAAAACTTTATATTTGACACAATTATATACGTAGCTGCTTTTGGATTAGTATGCACGTTTTGCCAACTATGCGCACACGCTGATAAATGGATGGGACTATGATAGTAGAAATAGGAAACAAACACTTTAGAGATACAGGAGAAACTATGCAAGAGGTATATTGGAATGAAACCTTTGAGGAGTGGACACCTGTGCTGTGGGAGCAAAAGATGGAGATATGAAAAAGACCAAGAAACAAATAGACGAGAATGTTAGGTTTATACCTTTAGCTGAATGGCAAGAAACGTATCAATACCACAGAACAAACAAGCGCAGCAGACAGGTAGATGAAAACGGTAAGAGATGAAACTACATAAACTACACACAGGAGTTATAATAACCCACATACACACAGACATAGGGATAAGCGTAAAAGCTAGACATCCTAAAGACAAGGATTATAAAGTGTGGGAATTACTACACAGAACACAAGAATTTTACAGAGGGCTTTTATAGCCCTTTTTTTATTTCCTAAAAACCTGCTTTATATACGTTATATTTATATGAAGTATGAATTAAACGTACCCACAAGCCTTAACGAGATTACTCTTGGTCAATACCAACAGTATCTAAAACTACCTGAAGGCTTAACTGAAAACCAAGTAGCCCTTAAAATGGTGGGCATCTTTTGTCAAGTGCCTGACACAGTTGTAAGAAACATCAAAGCTGCTGACATACAAAAAATAGTAGAAACCCTTACAAAGATGTTTGATGAAACTCCTGCACTAACAAGGGAGTTTAAACTTGATGGTAAAAAATATGGATTTATACCTAACCTAGATAATATGTCTTTTGGAGAGTACATAGACATTGACACATACTTGGGGGATTGGGATAACATAGAGAGGGCTATGGCAGTTCTTTACAGACCCATACAGGGCAAATACGATAAACTGTATAACATAGAGCCATACGAAGCTAAAGATGCTTTACATTACAAGCATATGCCATTAGGAGTTGTATTAGGTTCTATTGTTTTTTTTTACAATTTAGGGAGCGAATTGTGTCAGGTTATGATGGACTATTCACTCAAGGAGGGAATGACTTATCAACAGAAGCAAACTTTGGAGCAAAGTGGGGTTGGTATCAATCAATATACGGATTGGCTCAAGGAAACATTACAAGATTTGAAAATATCACTAAACTAAATATGCACGAGTGTTTATACGCATTAGAGTTTATGAAAGAGAAGAACGAATTAGAAGCAAAAAGAATTAAACGAAATGGCTAACATAGCACCAAGAGGGTTTTACCTTGTACTAGATAAGATTAAAAACGAGTTACTAGCTAACAGTAGTGTTAATACAGTAACAACAGGAGATTTGTCCGAGATAGATTTATCCAAGCAAACAATGTTTCCGCTAACACACGTAATAGTAAACAGCGTAACTATGCAGGAGCAGACACTTACTTTTCAAATATCTGTATTATCAATGGATATTGTAGACACATCAAAGTCAAGTACAACAGATGTGTTTATAGGAAACAATAACGAGCAAGACATACTAAACACTCAACTAGCTGTAATAAACAAACTGACAGGGGTTTTAAGACAAGGCACACTATACAGGGATATGTTTCAATTAACAGGTGACCCTACTTGTGAACCTTTCTATGATAGGTTTGAGAACGAACTAGCAGGATGGAGTTGTAACATTAGCATACAAATACCTAACGACCAAAACTTGTGTTAGACAATACAGAGGACATACTAGAAAAATTTGCCAAGAGGGTTATACAGCAATCTAGGACACGACTTACAAAGGGTAAGATGAATGTCAATAAGTCCTTGTACAATAGCCTTAAATACAAGTTAGACACAACTCCTAGTTCTTTTGTGATACACTTCCTAATGAATGAGTACGGTCAATTTGTAGACAGGGGTGTAAAAGGTACAAAGTCTAACTATGTAGAAAATAAGAAAACACCATTTAGCTACAAGCCAAGTTCTAACCTTATAGGACTAGAAGCTGCAACAGGCATCTTTGGTAAGTGGGCTAAAAAGAAAGGATTTAGATTAAGAGACAAGGGTAAGTTTGCAAAAGGCACATACAAAACAATAGGGTTTATTATAGCACAGTCAATCAAAAAGAAAGGTATAAAAGCTACACAGTTTTTTAGTAGAAGTTTTGAACAAGCATACGAGAAACTACCAAAAGAAATAATAGAAGCATATAAACTAGATTTAGAGGAGTTTATATCATCATCATCATATGAAAGAAAATAACTATGGCAAACTTATTACTACGTTCTCCACAATATAAATCTACTACTGCTGTTGGTATGTTATCTGCCAATATAGCGGTTAGTATTGAAGGTACGTTAAGATACACAATTACAAAAAACGCTATTAACAATGTGGTGGTATTTGATATATCAGAGATAGCAAGAGATTATATAACACATACTTTTGGGTTAAGTAACCCTGCATCTACAATAGCTATAAGTACAACTCTAACACAATACACAGGGCTTAATGGTACAGGAACTGCAACTGCACTATCACCTGTTTCAGACGTAGGCTATGATGGATATGGAGAGTTTAGCGAGGGTATAAACCCAACAATAGGTGGTACAGGTCAAGCTATACAAACAAACACAGATATTTACTTACCTGACAACACAGCTAGTTACATACCTATAAACTACTTAACGGGTCAGATAGCTATATCTACAACAGACACAATAAAACAAATAGGTAGTCCTTTAGTAACGTTTACAATCAATAGGGTTTGCGATACAAAGTTTGGTTCTACAAAGGTTACTTTTGTCAATAAGTTTGGCGCACTACAAGAATTGTATTTTTTCTTTAAACAGCAAGAAACAGTAAATGTAAGTTCTGAAAACTATAAATCTAACCTTGTAACAAATACAAGCCCTGCAACATACGACATAACAAGGCATCAAGTATCTACATACAACGTAAACGCTAAAGAAACTATTAGCTTAAACACTCCTTTTGTTGCTGACAATTACAACCTAGTATTAGAAGAACTATTATTGAGCGAGCATATATGGCTAACAAAAGATGGCACTACTTCTCCTATTATACCTAAAACAAAATCATTGCAATTTAAAACATCAGTCAATGATAGGCTTGTGCAATACACGTTAGAGTTTGAATTTGCATTTGACAAAATAAACAATATAAGATAGTGCAGGTAATACAGCTATACATATCAGACCAAAGGGTAGAACTTTTTAAGGATGAAAGTGTTACAATAACAGACAGCATCCAAAACGTAAAAGACATAGGTTCTATATTTACTGCATTTAGTCAATCTTTTAATGTACCTGCAAGTAAGGCTAACAATAAGATATTTAAACACTATTACGATTACAACATTGATTTAGCATACTCGTTTAATGCTAATGATTTAGTGTCAGGAATTATAGAACTAAACAACCTGCCATTTAGAAAGGGTTTTATAGGGCTTGATGGTGTTACTTTAAAAAACAACAAACCACACTCGTACAAAATTACATTCTTTGGAGAAACAGTAGATTTAAAAACAAAACTAAAAGAAACTAAATTAAGTACGGTATTTCAGGGAGTTACTACTTACGACCACACCTATGGAGTATCAACTGTAAAAACAGGATTAGAAAGTAGTTTAGCAAGTGGGGCAATACGCTATCCTTTAATATCACATACTGAAAGATTGTTTTATGATAGTGGTACAAATACTGCTAATGACCGTAATTTACATTATGATACAAGTGGAGGTGGTAGCGGTTCACATAATCACGGAGTAAGATACAACGACTTGAAACCTGCTATAAAATTAAGTGCTATTGTAGATGAAATAGAAACATTTACAGGATTAACTTTTACAAGTGGTGCAAGTGATGATTTCTTTGATGAAACAAACAACCCTTTGTGGGGTAATTTATATTTGTGGTTAAGTAGGGTAAAAGGTGCGCTAGGTTTAAACTTAACAGGAACAGCAGAAGTTAATATGCCAATTACAAGTTTTGATTTCTCTAGTGCAAGCCCTAATCAATGGACACCTTATTCACAAGGCACAAACGCATTTTCAGGTCCATATTCTAAAATGAATTTAATATCAGGCACAAATTACGAAGCTATATGGACAACAAGGTCAGAACCTTCATTTTTAGGAAGTTTAGGACACTACTACTACACTACCTTCACAGCAACAAGTACATCACAATTCACTATAATTACAGAAGATGTTACAGGCACACCTTTTACAATTTCAACAGCGACAGGCACAGGTACGCTTTCAATTACATCAGCTAATATACCAGGTTCTATATATGGTATAACAAGGTCAATAAGATATAGGGTAACAAGTGAAGACCCTGCTATAACATTCACACCTACAATAAACTTTAGGTATTCGATATTTAACCCAAGTGGTGGTGGTTCTATTACAAATTATGACACAACAATTACAGGCAACGCTATTGCGCCAAACGGTGCTGTTAGTAATATAGTAGTATCAGACCAAATGCCTGATTTAAAAGTTATTGATTTTCTCACAGGACTATTTAAGATGTTTAACCTTACAGCTTTTGTACAAGATGACGGTAAGATTAAGGTTATGACTTTAGATAATTTTTACACAGCAGGTTCTTCTTATGATATTAGTGAGTTTGTTGATGTTAATGAGGGTAATGTTAATTTCGCAATACCTTACCAAGAAGTAGCTTTTAGATTTAAAAAACCAAATACATTTTTAGGTATAAACTTTAGCGAGATTAACAACAAGGTATTTGCAGACCTAGAAAGCACAACAGCCGAAAGCCCTGATGTACAAACTACAAACAGAGGAGGTAAGTATGTAGTACAACTACCTTTCGGTAAGATGATTTATGAAAGACTTAATGATTTAGATGATGGTTCTCAAAGTTTAATGCAATACGGCTATTGTACTGACAAAGACCAAAACCCTATTAATATAGACCCTCTTATTTTAAATATAAGCAACGACACTTTGACAAGTGGAAACCAATTAAGTTTTTACAATGGTAGTAGTACAGGAACAGCAGCAGCCCTATCAACATACAATAGACCATCTAATACATATGGCACAAGTCAATCTATAAACTTTGGTACAGAGATAGATGAATATACAGGACTAGCAGAAGATGACAGTTTATTTGAGAACTACTATAAGAATTATATAGTAGATACATTTGATGCTAGGAGAAGATTAGTAAAAGTAAAAGCATTTTTACCATTAAGAATATTATTAAACTATCAACTTAAAGATGTATTTATTATAAATGGAAGGGAGTATATTATAAACAGCGTAAACACAAACCTGCTAACAGGCAAAAGTGATTTAGAACTATTAAACAAGTTATGATTAAGAATATACTAGACTTATTAGAGTTAGCAAAAGGAGAAACAGAGAACATCCGTATAGCAAAAGGTAAGTATCATTTGCCTAATAGTTTGATGGGTGCAGGTAAGAAAATTAAAAGAGAAGCGAAATGGCAGAAAAAATAATTATAGACCTAGAAGCAAAAACTGACAAAGCCTTAAAAGGCATACAGGATTTATCCCAAGAGGTTGGAGATTTAAATAAAGAAGTAGCTAAAGGTAATAAGCAAACAGAAGAAGGCTTAAAGGGAGTTGAAAGCGCATCTAAAGACACAGCAAGAGGTGTAAAAGGTATCGGTAATGCTTTAAAAGCAGCAGGTATTGGTTTGGCTATTGCTGCCTTTGCCAAGCTAAAAGAAATATTTGAACAAAACCAAGTAGTAGCGGATGGCTTTAATAAGGCTTTTGAGTTTATATCTATTGCATTTAATGACTTTGCTAATTTTATTATAAACAACTCTAGTATAGTAACAGATTTCTTTAAGTCTATATTTGAAGACCCTATTGGTTCACTACAAACATTTGGCAATTTAGTCAAGGAGAATATCATAGAAAGGTTTAATAGTTTTTTAGATACTCTGGGGTTTATTGCAAGTGCTGTTAAAAAAGTATTCGAAGGGGATTTTGTAGGTGCATTAGACGATGTTAAAAGTGCAGGGAAAGAAAGTATAGACGTACTTACAGGAGTTAATAATTCTTTTGACAAAGGCACAGAAGCGGTAAGCAAAGTTGTTAAAGCGACTACTGAATATGTTAAAGAAACAGGCAAAGCTGCAGCAGCAAATGTAGAACTAGAAAAAACAGCTAGACTTGCAGAAGCAGCCAATCAGGGGCTAATTGAAAAATACGATAGACAAGCTGAACAGTTACGACAAACAAGAGATGACGAAAGTAAGAGTTTTGAGGAGCGTATAAAAGCTAATCAAGAATTAGGTAAACTCCTAGACGAACAAGAAAAAGCTATGATGGCTAATGCGAATGCTAGGGTATTACAAGCAGAAGCAGAACTAGCTAAAAACAAAGATAATATAGATTTACAAATAGCCTACCAAGAAGCACTTAACGAACAGGCAGGCATTGAGGCGCAAATAACAGGCTTTAGAAGTGAGCAACAAACAAACACTAATTCACTTTTAAGAGAACAAACAGACTTACAAAACGAATTAGCACTTATAGGTAAGTCAGAACGTGAGATAGAAAGGCTAGAGTTACAACAAGACTATGATGCTAAAAAGCTACTTATAGAACGTGAGATAACTGACGAAGCGCAAAAGAATGAGATGCTTATTGCTCTTAAAAAAGACTTTGATGGCAAAATAAACGGTCTTAACGAACAAGCTTCTGATAATGAGATTACTTGGGCTAAAATGACACAAGACCAAAAACTCGCTTATGCTCAACAAGGTTTAGCAGGTTTAGCAGCTAATTTGGGTAAAGAAACAGCAGCAGGTAAGGCAGCAGCTATATCTAGTGCTTTAATAGCTACTTATCAGGGTGCGCAAAATAGTTACGCATCTCTTTCTAAAATACCTGTTGTAGGACCTGCATTAGGGTTTGCAGCAGCAGCAGCAGCGACAGTAGCAGGTTTAGCAAATGTTAAAGCCATCGCATCTACTAAAACACCACAAGTAGCAGGTGGAGGAGGTACACCAAGCGTAAGCGCACCAAGTAGACCAAGCGCACCACAACCCCCTGCATTTAATTTAGTAGGAGCAGGAGCAGGAAACCAATTAGCAGAAACAATAGCAGGTCAAAATGAAAGACCTATTAAAGCGTTTGTAACATCACAAGACGTAACAACTGCACAAAGTTTAGAGCGTAATATAGTAGAGGGCGCATCAATATAGTAAAATATAAAAAATAAACGTTATAGTTATATGAGGATAGTTGAACTTATTTTAGATGAAAATAGTGTAGAGGGTATAGAGGCTATCTCTATTGTAGAAAACCCTGCCATTGAAGAAGACTTTGTTGCACTAAAAAACGAAGAAGTACAACTAGCGCAAATAGACAAACAACTATTAGTAGGTGCTTTACTTATTCCTAACAAACCTATATACAGACGTAAAGGAGAAGATGAGTATTATATTTACTTCTCTAAAGACACTATCCGTAAGGCTGCTGAAATGTACCTTATGAAAGGCAATCAGAACAACAGCACACTAGAACACCAACACAGCCTAAATGGGCTTACGCTAGTAGAGAGTTGGCTAGTAGAAGATGAAACACACGATAAGTCTAGAAAGTATGGCTTAAACGTGCCTGTGGGTACTTGGATGGGTGTTGTTAAAGTAAACAACGATGAGGTTTGGAATGACTATGTAAAAACAGGCAAAGTAAAAGGCTTCTCAATAGAGGGTTATTTCATTGACAAGATGGAAAGACCTAAAGAACCTATAAATGACTTTGAAGAAGAAGAAGCACAAGATATGCTATCTTATATACGCAGAATTGTAAGAAATGACAAACGCTATAAGGATGGTAAGAAAGAAGAACTAGAAAGCTACTCTGACTATCCTGATGCTGTAAAGAATAACGCACAAAGAGGTATAGACCTTAACAAAGAAGTAAACAACAAATGTGCAACAGAAGTAGGTAAGATACGAGCGCAACAACTAGCACAAGGCAAACCTATTAGCGAAAACACCATAAAACGTATGTACTCTTACTTGTCAAGAGCAGAGGAGTATTATGATGAAAGCGACACTAAAGCTTGTGGTACTATATCTTACTTGTTGTGGGGTGGTAAAGCTGCCAAGAGATGGTCAGAAAGCAAACTAAAAGAATTAGGGTTGTTAGAGTTAGCGAGTGAAGTAGTTAGCGATACTATGGCTATTATAGATGATAGACTAGCTTACGCAACTAAAGAACTAGCAATAAAAGCAGCACAGGATATAGGTTGTGAGAGTTACCACGAACACGAGTATGAGGGTAAGACTTGGTTTATGCCTTGTGAGCAACACAAACTTAAAGCACCTTGTACTGATGGATATGAGCAGTACGGAATGAAAAGAAAGAATGGTAAGTTAGTACCTAATTGCATACCTATTAAGTAATGGCTAAAAGAATAGAAGTAGCGCATATAATAAAACCTAAAGTAAGACGTAAGGGTGTACACGCTAAAACTAAAATGAGTAGCATAAAGGGTAGCAAACATTATAAGAAAAAATACAGAGGGCAAGGATGAAAGATTTAACAGTATCACGCACAAGTCCTAAAAGCAGTAAACGTGGATGTTTATGTGCAGACAAAGATACTTATAGTACAAAATGCTGTAAAGGTAAATTGATAAATCAAGGAATAGGTAAAGTATAATATATATTATGAAAACAAATAAAAACGCAATGAGCAAGATTGCTCAGATACATAAAGAACAATTATCTACTCAAAAGGTTGAACTTGGTGTTGTTGATGACTTAAACAAAACTCTTAATTCATCTCAAACACTTGAAAAAGAAATTATTAAAATTAATAAAACAATAGGAGAAAACCGCAAACTTGCTGCAAGTGCTTTAAAAGAACAAAAGAAACTTAAACAGATAGCAGAAAAAGCATCAGATAAATTTAGAAAATTAGAAAGAGAATTTGAAACAGCGAGACAAGACAGTAATAGAGCAGATAAAGATTATAGCGGTGCTGTAAGTTCTTTTAAAAGATTTGATGAAAACGCAGATAGATTTGTTGCAAAACGTAAACCTTTAATAAAAGAGGCTACTAAAAATGTTTCTTCTTTTGAGAAAATGATTACACAAGCTGAAAAGGCTGCTAAAGATTTAGGTGTTAAAATACCTACTGCAAGTTTTTCTAAAATGCGTGATAGATTAAATAAACTAATAAAAACTAATTAGAGTATAAAATATAAATTATGAAAAAAGCGATGAGTAAGATTGCTCAAATAAATAAAGAACAACTATCTAAAGTAGAGTTAAGTAGCTTAAAAGAATTAACAAGTGCTACAAAAAAAGTAGACAAAGACCTTTCACAAGGTCAAAAGGCTGAACGTAGATTTGTTAAATTAAGCCAACAAGCTGCTCAATTAGCAAAAGAGTTTAGACAATACGCAAGTGAGTATAGCGCAGGTATTGGTATAAGTGCACCTTTAGTCAATATTATGAATGAATATGTCAGAAATGGTAGAGAACTAGGGGTTGATGTTACCAAAACAAATGAATATAAAAATGCTGAAATGACTTTAGGGGCGCATAAAGAATATGTAAAAGAAATACAAAAGCTTGCAGATGAAGCTGAATTAAAAGCAAAGCAGCTAAGCTAAAAATGTAAAATAAGTTAATTAAATAGTTATAGTTATATGAAAGCAACCGAAATGTTAAATAAGATTAAAACTTTTCTTGGTGAAGAAACTGCTGACATTGTAAAGGATGTTGAGCAATCACAAGAGAAGGTAGAACTAGCGACTGCAAAGCTAGACAACGGTACTGTATTAGAAGCAGAAGCGTTTGAAGCAGGAAAAGAAATATTTATAGTTACCGAAGATGACAAAGTAGCGTTGCCTGTTGGCGATTATACTATGGAAGATGGTAAGATGCTAGTAGTAGCAGAAGAAGGCATCATTGCTGAAATTAAAGACCTAGACGAAGAAGAAGCACCTGCTGAAGAAGAAGTAGAAGCAGAAGAAGAAGAAATGGGCTATGTTACTAAAGAAGAACTAGCAGAAGCAGTATCTGAAATCAAAGCTATGATTGAAGATATGAAGAAAGAAGAAATGAGTGAAGATGAAGTAGAGTTATCAGAGGAATTACCGAAAGAAGTAAAAGAGGAATTGTCTGAACCTGCTGCCGAGCCTATTGCTCATAACCCTGAACAAAAAAATAACAATATCGGAGTTAAGTTTGCACAAAACAGAAAACCAAGCATTCTTGATAAGGTAATGTCTAAAATTAACAACTAAAATTAAATAAATAAAATGGCTAATCCAACAATTACAAATTCAAGTTATAGTGGAGAGTTTGCAGGGAAGTATCTAGGTGCTGCTTTGCTATCCGCAAAAACTTTAGACGAAGGAGCAATTACTATCCTTCCTAATATCAAATATAAAGCTGCTATGAAAGTAGGAGCATTTTCTAACCTTGTACGTTCTGCTGACTGTGATTTTGATGCTACAACATCAGGTCTTACACTAACAGAAAAAGTACTCACCCCCTCTGAAATGCAAGTAAATCTGCAAATTTGCCGAAAGGAACTACATCAGGATTGGGAGGCGGCACAAATGGGCTTTAGTGCTTTTGATGAATTGCCTCCTTTATTTTCTGACTATGTTATTGCAAGAGTAGCTGCTGAGGTTGCTAAGGCAACTGAAACATCTATTTGGAGTGGTACAGCAGGAGAAGGTTCTTTTAATGGCTTTTCTACTGAACTAGGTGGAGATGGAACGGTTGTAGATGTTGCAGCAGGTGGTGCTATTACTGCTACAAATGTTGTGGCTAAATTAGGTGCTATTGTAGATGCTATCCCAAGCGGTGTTTATGGAAAAGAAGATTTAACTATCTATATTTCACAAAATATTGCTAAGGCTTATATCTCTGCACAAGCTGCACTAGGTTATAGAGAACTTTATAACGTAGGACAGACAGAAATGAACTTTCAAGGTATCAAGTTGTTTACAACAGGTGGACTAGCTGATAACACAGCAGTTGCTGCACAAGCATCTAACTTATTCTTTGGTACAGGTCTATTAGATGACCGTAATGAAGTTAAAGTTATTGATATGGCTGACCTAGATGGTTCACAAAATGTTCGTGTAGTTATGCGCTATACAGCAGGTATTCAGTATGGTATCGGTTCTGATATTGTATTGCTAAGTTAATATTAACCAACATAAAAGGGGTGGGCTAGGAATATCCTACCTGCCCTTTTTTAATAAATAAATAAATATGAGTTGTGCAATAACAAAAGGTAGAGGCATAGGCTGTAAGACAGCTTACGCAGGTATCAAAAATGTATACATACTTGATTATAGCGCAGCGATAGCAGCGTTAAGCCCATCATCAGGAACGGTAACACTACCAACTGATAATAGTGCTGAATTTTTCAAGTTTGAAGTAAAAGGTGGTCAAACATCTTTAGAAACAAGCGTAACATCAAGCAGAGAAAATGGAACTACTTTTTATGAAAGTACTCTAAACATTACTTTTCAAAACCTAGATGTTGCAACACAAGAGGAGATAAAACTCTTAAACAGAGGTAGGGCGCACTATGTTGTTGAACTATATCCTGATGGAGCAGGTACTACAAAGTACTTACTAGTAGGAAAAGACAACGGTGCAGAGGTTACAGGTGGTACAATTTTAACAGGAGCAGCAGCAGCTGATTTGCAGGGCTTTACTATTACGGTAGTAGCTAGTGAGGTTAATCCACCATTCTTCTCTACAATACCTGACATTAGTACAGCAACAGCAATTACTCCTGCTTAATATATTTTTTGTATATTTGCTAAAGAAAGAGAATAGTTCTTGTTTTAATTATGATAGAGGGGGGTGCAATAGCATCCCTCTTTTTTTATTACAAATTCTCACTTTTTAGCGTTATACTTATATGAAGATACTTACTACAAGTACAAGTTCGCAAACAATAGAGTTTATACCTAGATTGTATAGTACAAGTGCTACGCTTATACTAACGGATGACACTACTAATGTATCTACCACAACTGACGTAACCCTTACACAAAGTGGGGATTACTTAAACCTATCACACACCTTTACTTTAGTAGAGGGGAGATTTTATGATTTGCAATTAAATGCAGATGGAGATGTTTGGGGTGCTAATACTAATCAATGGCAATTAGAAACTCAAACTTGGGATAGTGATGAATTATCTAGCTTAATATACAATGACAAGATATTCTGTACTGACCAAGATGTAGACCAAACGCAAAATAAGTATTATTCTGTTAATAAAAACGAATATACTACTAACGACACACACGACAACGATTATATAGTACTATGATACACGCTTTAAGTTTATCGAATTATGTTAGCCCTACTATTGAAGAAAAGAAAGGTAAGGCTTTTGTAACATACGGAGATAAAAACTCATACTTTCAGTACCTAATAGACCGTTATAATGGTAGCCCTACAAACAATGCTGTTATCAATGGTATTAGTGAGATGATATACGGTAAGGGTTTAGATGCTACCGACAGCAATAAGAAACCTGATGCATACGCACAAGCTATTACACTACTACACAAAGATTGTACACGTAAACTATGTGCAGACCTTAAACTGTTTGGTCAATGTAGTATGCAGGTAATTTACAGTAAAGACAGAAAAAAGATAGCAAGGGTTGAGCATATACCTGTTGAACAACTAGCTGCTGAAAAGTGCAACGACAAAGGAGAAATAGAAGCATATTACTACTCTAACGATTGGGCTAAATACAACCGTATTAACCAAGTAAAGCGCATACCTGCTTTTGGTATGAGTAATGAAGCTATTGAGATTGTGTACGTTAAACCTTACAGAGCAGGATACAAGTACTATGCTACCCCTGACTATCAAGGTGGGTTACAATATGCAGACCTAGAAGAAGAAATATCTAACTTTCATATAAATAACATACAATCAGGACTATCTCCTAGTATGCTTATCAACTTTAATTCAGGCACACCTAGTGCAGAAGAAAGGGAGATGATTGAAAGACGTATTTACGATAAGTTTTCAGGTAGTAGTAATGCAGGTAAGTTTATATTATCATTTAACGACAGCCCTGAAACAGCAGCTACAATAGACCCTGTACAGTTAAGTGATGCACACAACCAATATCAGTTTTTAAGCGATGAGAGCAGCCGTAAGATACTTGTATCGCATAGGGTAGTATCTCCTATGCTTTTAGGGATTAAAGACAATACAGGGCTTGGAAACAACGCAGAGGAATTAGAAACAGCTACAAAGCTAATGATGAACTTGGTTATTAAGCCTTTTCAGAACTTGCTTATAGAAGCATTTGACAAGATACTAGCATACAACAATATATCGCTAAACCTATACTTTAAAACCTTACAACCGTTAGAGTTTATAGATATTGACAAAGACATTATTGATGATGAAACACAAGAAGAAGAAACAGGTGTAAAGTTAGCTAGTGATTTAGATAAATTTGTAGACACAGATATTGCTGATGCTCTTATAGATTTAGGACAAAGCGAAGAAGAACTACTAAAAGACTTTGAGGTTATAGACGAACAAGAAGTAGACTATGACAATGATGATGACCTAAACCAAAAAATAAAAGAGTTAAACGAGCAAACTAATTTAGCTAGTACAGGTAGTGCAAAGCCATACCAAGATAGTAAGCAAGATGGTAAATCTAAACAAAAAGGTCAAGAGGAGAAAACATATTTAGTTAGATATATGTACAATCCTGCAAAGACTAAAAGCACATCTAGGGAGTTTTGTAAAAAGATGGTAGCTGCTAAAAAGGTATATCGTAAAGAAGACATTACAGCTATGACCACTAAAGTAGTAAATGCAGGGTTTGGTAAGGGTGGTTCAGACAGCTATTCGGTTTGGTTATTTAAGGGTGGCAGTCGCTGTGAACATCGCTGGTTTCGACGTATTTACGCACGCAAGGAAGGCTCTAAAAGTTTAGGTAGTGTAATTAGTACAACAGAAGCTAAAAGTCAAGGATTTAAGCCTGAAACTAACGCACAGAAAGTACCTGTTGCACCTAAAGATATGAAGTACAAAGGCTATACAGCAGCGTATTGGAACAAAATGGGATTT